GCTCTCGGTAGATGACGCCAGCGATGCCGAGCGCTGCTTCGATGGCCACAGAATACCAGTTGCCAGCATTCTTGCCGCTAGCCTTGAGTGCGGCCTCCCCTTCATCGGCTCCAAGAATCTTCAAGTCAGCCTTTTGCTCTGGCGTGATGTTGCTACTGGTGATGATGCCGCCGTTGTGCTTCTCCGCGATGTCAGCCAGCGTTAGCGCCACCGTGGCGTTGGTTAGCTTCTTGGTCGGTTTGGGCAACACGCTGCTGTCTGCATGCAAAACCTTGAGCGCAGATTGAGGCATGTCGCGTAAAGGCCGCGGAGGTTCATCAACGCTGTCAGCCATAAACTGCGCCCGCGGCTGCGCATCCGGCATCGCCTGCCCACGCCTCTGCAACGCCCGCTGCAACTGCGGATCTTCCGACCGCACGCCGCGGCGCTGCAGCTCTGCGCTGATCGCCTCGTTGCGCCGGAGCAGCTCGCGGGTCTGGGCGGCGCCGCCACGCACCGGACGGCCCTCACGCATGCCTAGGGTGGACAGCCCGAGGTAGCCTTGGTTCTCCTCGTATTGGCGCAGTAGCTGGTCGGTGGTGAGCGCATCGACGGCATCCGGCATCCCCTGAGCCGAGCGCGGGATCTGCTGGGGCATGCGGTTGTTGTTGATCTTGTCGTAGTCGGGGTACCATCCGGTTCGGCCGCTAAGTTGTGCATCGTTGAGGCGGTCGATGCGGAATGTGCGCATGCTTCCTCGCGGGTTGAGGCTGTTGTAAATCGGATTGGCTGCACGCTGCACGGCTGTGCCGGTCCCGATGAGTCCGTTGATGGCGTCCCTTGCGGCAATGCCGATGCCCGTCTCGCCAGGGCGACCGGCGCGGTGGTTGGCCAGATATTCCTTGGTCACGGCCTCAAGCCTCGCCATGTCGTTGTTGAAGATGCCCAGCTCCCCGCTGTTGATCGCCTTCATTGCTGACGAGCGAAGCGCGTTGAGATCCAAGGCAACAGCCAGAAGGTGGTTTTGCTTCGTCACCTGCCATCCAAACGGAACGATTTCCCGCTGGATGGCACGCACGGCACCCATGTTGGTGATGCGGTAGCGTCCGCTTGATCCGGTGCCGATGGCGTTGTAGTCGATGTTCCAGCTTCCGCCCTCGGCGCGGCTGGCCTCCATGCCGCGGGCAAACTTGCGGACGTGCTGCGGGAATTGCGTGAAGAGGTCAAACTGCGGCGGCAGCACCGGCCCGCCGACCACTTCGCGTCCGTTGACCTTGCGCTTGCCAAACTCGGTCGAGTTGACCGGCACGAACTTCTTCGCATCGTAGAGCGTCTTGATCTGCGCCGCGCGGTTGGCCTCTGCGGCATTGATGATCGGCTGCGGCTTGTAGGCGTAGGTGCCGTCCGGCTTTTGGAACAGGAAGTCGTTCTCCAACACGCCGCGGCCCTCGTCCCGCAGTTTGACGTGCGTGCTGCGCGCCATGTCCTTTGGGCGGCTGCTCCGCGCCAGCTCCACGCCGCGTGGCGCTGCACTGCCAGCCTCCTCGAGGCCGACCAAATACTGATCGTAGGCGCGGACGTATTCCTTCACCCGCTTCTGCATGATGCGGTCTTGGAAGAGCGGGTTGTCGCGGAAGAGGACAGAGGGATTGTCCAGCATCTTGCCGGTGCCGCCGTCCAAGCGCACGCCCATCATCTCCAACACACGCCCGCCGGTCGCCAGCATAGACTCAGCGAGGCGAGGGAAGGCGGCATCGCGGCGGATGGCGCGGAAGTCAATGGCCGGCGCCTCGCTGGCAAATGTCTCGGCGATGATCTCGTCGCGCGCCCAGTCCAGGGCATCTTCGCCACGCTCAATGCTGCGCTGCGACAGCTCCTCGTAGCGCTCGTTGATCAACCTCTCCCGCTCGGCCGGCTCCAGCTTGCGCGCCTTGGAGATGTCCGCCGCCGACTTGTTGCCGCTCTCAAGGTCGCGGAACTCCTGCTCGGTCAGCACTTGGGGCAGCTCGCCGGTCGTGCCGTTGTTGATGTCCGCGTCAACCAAGCGCCCGACATACTCGCGTCCGCGGGCGGTCACGCCGTCTGGTCCGTATTGCTGGTTCACCAAGTTGCGCAGGTCATTGCGCGGCTGCCCATCAAGGACGTTGCTCGTCAGGATGGCGTGGCCAATCTCATGCGGAGCAATGGCGTCCACGCCGCCGGCCGACTTGCGGGCATCAAGATTGATGAAGACCCGGGCGCGTCCGTTGGCGTCCTTCTCGAGGAACAGTCCCGCGGCCAGCTCACCGCCGGTCGCTGACACGTCCTTGTTCATCCGGTATTCGTCAGCCTTGAGAGGAACAAAATCCACCTTGCCTGCCAGCACACCCTGCATGGCCGCCATGCGGTCCAGTGAGGCGTGAGGCAGCGCAGAAAACGCATCCACATTGCCGCCCACCGCATACACGTCAGCCATCATGCGGGCGATGTCCGCGTCCGCTTCCGTGGCTCCGCGGCGGGCCACACTGCCAGCGACTCCGGCCACACCGCCCAGGGCCATGATGCCGCCCAGCACCTCACCAGCGCGCTCGGCATCCGGTTGCAATGCGGCAAAGGGTGCTCCGGTAATGCCGGCGGCCACCGCTCCGCTCGTCACATCGTCAGCCAGACGGGCAGCCGTCGTCACGCCAGCGCGGTCGGCAAAGCGCGCCACACGGCGCAGCGCTTCCGGGTTGCCAGCATCCTGCGCCACGCGCTTGAGTGTGCTGTCGGTGCCGTCAACGTAGCCTGTAAAGTATTTCCGGTAGCGCTCAGGGATCGCCGTCATGCGCGCCAAGTCGGCCGCCGCTTCCGCTCGTGCCGTGCCGATGCCGCCCACACCCGCCTCGCGGATGATGGTCGCCGCACCGCCAGCCGCCGCTCCGGTCTTGCGGATGATCGCGCCGCCGTAACGCAGCCCGGGAAGCACGCTGCCGATGGCCGTGACTGCCGCGGTCACATTGCCACCGCCGCCCGCCGCGTCCGCATAGACCGCCGCACCGGCCGCACCGGCACCCAGCGCTGCCTGCTGTTTTGCGGTCAGTCCGGTGATGTCCTGCACGCGGCTGCTGATGCCAAACTCTGCGCGCTCGGCGAGGTCTGCCGTAGCATCGGCCGCACGCTGCACGCCTCGAAGCGGAGCGCCGGCGAGTGTTGCCGTCCGCCGCAACACACGCAGCTTGCTCAACGCGCCCGCACCGACCGGGATCAAATTAACCGGATCGACAACCATGGAGCCGAGCATCGACAGCGTCTCGGCAGGCTGCTCGTCGGTGATCTGGTAAGCCTCCTTGGATGCCGCCGGCACGCTCACCTTGCTGGCGCCGATCTGAAAGTCAGTAACTCCGGCGAACTCCTGCTCCAGCGCCTTCTCGCGCTGGTAGCGCTCGTAAGCCTTGTCGAAATCCTCTTCCTCCTCCACCGGCGTCGGCTCCATCGCATCCGCCTCGCTGGCTGCCGCGGCAATGATGCTCGCATCCCGCAGCTCATCGCCGGTCAGCTTGCCTTCCTGCTCAAGGCGCTTGGCCAATGCCTGCTGCTTCAGTCCTCGGCGCTTCGCCCAAGTTGCCGCGTCATTGGCTTTGTTGCCGACCCAGTCGAACAGCTGCACCATGTTGATGCCAGCCTTGCGGACGATCTCCGCGCCGGTCTGGATGTTGCGCTGCGCTTGGTCGATCGGATCGGTCACGCCGCCTATCAGCATCTCGTTGATCTCGTTGGCAGCCTGCGGCAGCATGCCAAGCATGGATGCGGCACCTTGGCCCACGCCATCGATGAAGCGTCCGACCTCGTTGTTCTCCTCCTTGCGTCGCGTCCAATACTGCCGGAACTCCTCCTGCGGCATGATGTAGTCCACGCGCCGGTAGTTCTCCTCCTCAAGCTGGTTCAGCTCATAGTCGGTCATCGGCTCCGGCTCCGCGGGAGCTTCGGGCGGCAAGGCAATGCCACGCTCGCGGGCAAACGGCGTGGAGGCCAACGTAGGCAGCGCATCAAGCTGCTGGTCGGTGAATCCCTGCACCGGAGCAGGGGATGCGGCAAGGCGATCCACCAGCCCGGTAGTGATCTCCGGCTGTCCCTGCTGCGCTTCCAGCTCGGCGAGCTGCTCGTCGGTTAATCCGTCTAGCGAACTTGGTACCATCTTCCGTCAGCTCCTTTTTCGTAGGTTGTTCCTGCTACTGTTTTACGCTGACGCGGGGCTGCGCTTTGGGCGGCCGGCGTTGATGGGGAATCTTGGGGTTGGATCTTGGCGTTGGCGCGCTCCTTGGCGGAACGCACGATCGATTGAAACTCATTGACGCCCTGCAGGAATGCCTCCTCGCTCTGCCGCGGATTCATCCGCGCCATCGCCTCGGTCGCCTTGCGTCCTTCCACTTCGGTGATCTGGCCACCGCCCTTGAGCGATTCAAAAGCCTGCAAGAATTGTTGTCCGCCGATCTGGTCAAGCAGCACTTGGAAGTCCGCCGGCGCCGTGCCGGGAACCTTCGGCAAGATGCTGCTCTTGCCCGTGGCGTATTGCCGCCCAGGGTGCGTCTTGGTTTTTTCCAACAAGTCATCCATGTAGGACGCCGTCTCAAAGGTCTTGCGCATCGCCTTCATGCGGTTTTCCTCCAACACATCCGCCTCGGTCTTCAGCTTGCGCGTCTGCTCTTGGCGAACTGGGTCGGCCTGCATCATAGCCGCCCTGCGATCCATTTCCGCCCGAGCTTCTTGCTGCTTGATCACAAACTGCGCCGCACCCTCCGGTGTGAACTGCACGCCGCGCTTCATCGCCTTGAGCAATTCCTGTTGCTCGACCGGCAACGCATCGAAGTCCTCACGGGTCTGCACGTTGAGCTTGGTAAAGTCAAAGCCCACGCCCGTTTCCGGCAACGGTTCCGCGGCGACATCGTTGTAGACATCGTCCGGCGTCCCGTAGTCGTAATCCATCCCGCTCACGCCATTCATCTCGTCCATGGCATCAAGCGGCACGGCTTCCTCGCCGGGTTCCAAGGCAGGGAGATCCGGCTCGACCGGCGGCGGTAGTTGGTTGTTGCGGCGTGGAGGCATATTAGGGGATAACGTCAGGATTGATGTTGGAGGGCATCGTGGTCACGCGGCCTTGGCCTGCAGCGACCTGCGCCTGAGCGGTTACCGCGGCGCGTTGTGCAGGCATCCGCGCCGCTTGTGCCTGCCCAGCCTGCTGCACACCTACACGCTGCTGCCCAAGCTGCGCGTTGATCATCGAAGGAAGCGCTGGGCGCATGCTTTCCATCGCGTAGTACAAGTCCATGTCATCCATGCCAGCGAACTGCTTGAGCTGGTCGTCGCCCATGCCGAGTGCCGAGGCAAACATTGGAAGCGTCTGCTTGTACGCCTTACCGGCGCGCTTCATGCCTTCCTTTTGAGCATATTGACCGGCGAGGTCAGTAAGCGCTCCGAAGACGTTATCCATCTGCCCCTGCATAAACTCCTGCCGGTTCTGCTGGTTACCTTGTTCTATCTGCCAGAATTGTGCTGGTGTCATTTTGTTTGTTCTCCTTGTTTGATTGTTAGCGTGAGCCGCCCATGAAGCCGGTGAGGCCGCCCAGGGCGCCGAGGCCAGCACCGAGAGCCGTGCCCCATCCTGGTCCGATCATTGTTCCCATGGCGGCGCCCGACAGTGCGCCTCCGGCCGCGCCCATGGCGCCACCGACCAAGCCACCCGTCAACCCGCCCGAGCTAAACTGCCCGCCCGAATACTGCGGCTGCACCGATCCGGTGATGGCGCCAAGCTGCCCCAGCGCCGGTTGCGTCATGTTTGCATACGGCGAGCCGAGACCAGCCAGCATCATGCGCGGGTTGGTTGACAGGCTGAAGTTGTAGATGTCCTGCTGCGTTCCAAGTTGCCGGGCGCGCTCTGCGTCGGCGAGTTGCGCCGAGGAAGCAAAACGATTGCGCTCGTCGGCCATCACGCCTCCGACAAAGTTGATGTCCTCTGCGGCGCGTTGACGCTGGAATCGGTCACGGTTCAGCAGCTCGGCGCCAAGACCGGCGCTGCCTGTGGCCATGCCGCGCGCGGCCATGCCTTGGCGGGCGGACTGAATGGCCTCGCGCTCGGCCTGCGCCGAGAGCTGTCCAAATCCGCGCTCGCTGCGACTCATGGCTTCGCCCATCAACCGTCGTCCCAGCTCGCCGCCTTCGGCCAAGTTCCCTTGGAGGCGATTGTATTCGCTGGAGGGCGCCAAGGCATTTTTCATTGCCCCGATCAAATTGTCTCGCTCGCCAAACTCTTGGGCAAATGTGCGCTGCAGATCTCCCAAGGGATTGATGCCGCGCGCTTTGGTCGTTGCGTTGTTGTAGGTGTTTTCAATCCCGCGCTTCTGCGCGTTGAACTGGCGACGTGAAATTTTGCCCTCACTTAGCTGCCGGTTAAGGCTGGACATTTGGCGTCTGCGGTCCTGCGCAGCCTCTTCGATCATGCTTTGGCCGAGTGTGGCCGCCGGATCGACCAGCATGCCCAAGCCGTAAAGCGTGTTCTGCGACTGCTCGCGCAGAGATGTGTCACCGGCCGCGCGGGCCACTCTTGGCAGGTTGTCAATGAGCTGGTTGATTTGTCCCTGACTAAGTCCAAGTGATGCAGCGACATCCAGCTTTGGCGCCTGCGCTTGTTGTCCTCCTCCGAATCCTCCCATATTTATATCCTCGCTTTCTTTTGTAATTTATCCCAAGCAAACGCCCGCAAGCGCTTCTCGTTGTTGCGGTGCCAGAGCACCCAAGGCAATGGCTCCGGCGCATAGCGCATGAACCGCTGCAAAACATTGCCCGATCCGCCCATTGCCACACACACAAAGTAAGCCGGTTGCCCATTGTGCTGCGCCTTGTGAAAAGCAACGAAATGATCCGGTGCGCTGACGACCCAGCCGTGCCGAAGGCAGTGCTCGATCTTTTCGGACCACTCTTGCGGCGTGATGCCGTGGTTCATCGCCCATGTGTATGCCTGTTGCCATGGGGTCATTCTTAGAATTTGATGCAATAGAGCATCGCAATGTTTGCGGGGCGGGTTTCCGTTGACGTTCTTGCCACGGTTGATGGGTCAAAAGTAACACCGCGAGTGGTTGTTGTTCCCGTTGGCCTCAAGTTGCTGCCAGCCGATCCGGCGGCAAACGCTCCTGTGCCACCCAGTAGGTCAATGGTTGTGGTAATGGTCCCTGTAAAATTCTGGAACGCATCGCCTTCCTTGGCTGCAAACGTCTTGTTGTAGGTCACTCCGCTGATGGTCTGCGATCCGCTGCCGCGCACAAAAATGCCGCGCAGATCTGGCAGAGGCAGGCGCTTGTTTGCGGAAAAGTCAGCAGAGGCAGAGGCTCCGCGCGTCGATGCAGCACCGGCGCTGTCGAGAATCGGCAGGTCGGTATTACTCCAGTTGTCCCACAAAACGCTGAACAGCGCCGAGTAATCGGCCGAGGCATTTGTGGCGCCACTGGAAGCGGAGCCGATGGTATCTCCATTGGCGGCAAGCCATCCGGTCGGAGCGGTTGATCGGGCGAACGCCTGCACGGCTCCGGCCGGAACAAGTGCGTTTTGAACGGCGGCGACCAGCTTGGCCAAGGTGACGTTTGCGTCTGCTATCTTTGCTGTGGTGACGTTGCCGTCCAAGATGTTCGCCGTGGCCACGGTAATAGCGGTCGGAAGGGCGCCAGTGGCCAACTTGCTTAGTCCAATCGCCGCCGTGGCGCTAATGTCGGCGTTGATGATGTCGCTGACCGTGCGGGCGTTGTTGAGCTTGGTCGGCGTGACGGTGTCGCCGCTGGTGAAGGTGTATGCGTAGGTAGCCATAGGTTATGCTGCGTTGCGGGTTTCGGTCGGAGGCAGCGACTTGGGCGATGCCTCGATGCTGGCCGATCTGATTTCCGGTCGGCCGCCGGAGGTTTCGTAAATGACTTCGGCGCTGTGCGCCTTATAGCGCACCGGACTTTTCATGTTGTAGTCCTCGCTGCTTGCGTTGCTGTTGGTCAGCGTGCCAATGGCAGTCTCGGTGTCAGGGTTGATGGTGCTGATTTTTGTCGAAACGCTGGCGCCGGACGGAATGACCACATCGGCGATGGTGCGGAGGAACCGCTTACTGTGCATGTCGCCGAAGTCGTAGCGGCGCGTCTTGAGGCTTCCGGTGACAGGGCTGGTGCCTGCGTTGACCGCATTGTCGTCGGTCGCTGCGGTGACTTCTTCGAGGAGGTAGAGGTTGCCGGAGCGAGGAATCGAGAAGACGCGGCGCTGGTTGTCGTAGGTGGCGACAAGGATCTGGTTGACCGAGGCGCTGCTTGGATAGGTGTCCCTGTATTCCCACTGAGAATTTAAGGCATTCCAGGCTATGACCAACTGGTTGCCGTCGAGCGGGTCGGTGCTGGTTGGGAGGGCAACGAGATAGCGATTGCTGTGCCAGATGCCGAAGGCGGACTTTTCCACGCGGCTCTGCACCACTTGGCTGAACAAGTCGGCGATGGGTTCCGATAGCGGCTTGGTGTCGCCCCTGAGTTTCAAGTCAAGGCGGCTGTCGAGGCGGTATATTCCTGCATCACTGAGGAAAAAGACGAACGACCCGGCGGTAACGATGGTATTGCGGGCGCTGCATCCGATCTCGTTAGTGAGGAGAGTAAGCTGTGACACCGGAGTATCGACCGAGAAGTCGCTGCCATCGGTGCTGCTAAATTGGTTGAGCGTGGCGAGCCAGATGGATTTGCGGCAGAAGACGAGTGCTTGGCCTTCGACCCATGGATGAATGGCAACAATGCGGTCATCGCCACCGGCTCCGGCGCGGAATGAGTTCCAAAATGGATCGTAAAGGTCAGGATCGAGAACGTCGCTGATGCCAACCGTGTCGCGGTTCTTGGCAATCCAGAGGCGGTTGTTGTGATAGCTGGCCCATCCGACACTCGGCATGCGTGTATAGGTGACGCCTTCGCTCGGCACGCCTGCGGAGGCGCGGACGAATTGGCCGCTTCCGCCGTCCCAGTAGATCGGGGGTTTTGTCCTGCGCACCTTGATCCCTGCGGCGGCGTGGGTGGAGGTTCCAGATGGAACTGTAATAGTGAAGTGCGTGGCGTCTCCTGCCGGGGCTGCGTCAACGATGTCAAACTCATGGCCGTCGAACGCAGGCGTTGTAGATCCTTCAATACGGACGCGGGCGCCTACCGGATAGCCATGTGCCGAGGCGAAGCTCACGGTTGCTGTCGTTGAGCTAACACTAATACCTCCGGCGTCAGTCAGTTTTTCCTCGTAGCCGGTGGCGGTGCGGGAGGCTTCGCGGAGGATGTAGAGGCGGTCGAAGGCTTGCACCACCGAGACGGTGTCGGTGCCTTCGATCTTCTCGCTCGGGCTGGTCGGATAGGTCTTTACGACCGGCGACTGGCCTTGGCGCCAAAGGGTCGCGCTATCCGATCCGGCCAGCACGATATATTCGTTGGCGTTGTCGTAATTTTGAGACGCAAAAACACCGGCCGCATACAGTCCGCCTTCGTAGCTGTCGCGCACCTCGGGGCCGTTGTTGGCGATGATAGTTCCGGTGGCTGGTGTGGCGGGAGATCCGGCCACGGTGTAGGTGAAAGTATTGGCGTCTGTGACCGTGACAACAAAGTCGCCGTTGTAGTCCGTCTCGTTGGCTCCGCGGATGTTCACTTGGTCGCCGGTCGTGAAGCCGTGGGTAGTCGCCGTGACGGTCGCGGTGGTCGAGGCGCGGGTGATCGAGGTGACGGCCTTGTCGGTGCCGAGCGCGAAGTCCAAAGTCAGCGGTGCGCCGGTTGTTCCGATGGTGTCGGTGAGGCGCTTAGATCCTTTGCGTGTCTGTGCCACGCCCCTGTCCAAGCGCATGTTCACGCTGTCTTGCAGCATGCCCGCTGGCAGCGTCAGCGGGTTCAAGCGGCTGGCAAAGCCGATGAATCCGGCGTCGCCGTCGCGTTGGACTGGAGATTCGAGGGACATGGGGAAGTTGGCAGTTGGCAGTTGGCAGTAGTCAGACCAGATCCTTGCGCGGGTGGGTCAGGACGTAGCTGACGGTTTTGGCGTTGTTGCGGCGCATTTCGCTTTCGACCAGCGTGATGAAGGATTGCCATTGGCTGCCCGCTTGGCCGGGGCGACCGGGGAGCGTTTGACAGCCTTCCGATTCGGTGCGCAGTGGGTTGTTTCCGCCGGCATGGATGTTGATGCCGAAGTAGCCGGTCTCTTTGTCTTCGCCGCGAAGCACTGTCACCGGCCCCGCCTGGACGAGCGCCTTGTAGGGGTTGCCGCGCCGGATGCCGTGCTTGCCGAGTTTGTAGCGGTAGACTCCCGGAGCGAGTTGCGCCATTTGCTTGCCGGCCTTGGCGTTGTAGCCGAGGCGGGACGGATCGACGTTGGCATTCCACGCCGCATGCACATTCGGGCTGACCAAAATGATGGCGTCATCGAAACGGTTAAGATCGTTCTTTCCGACCGCCCCGATCGTGTCGCGGAAGTATCCTCTGATGCCGACTAGGCAGACGGGATCGCTGACGTTGGCCGCTTTGAGCTGGGCCAGCGTCTGATCGCGTTTCTGCTGTGGTCGGTTCTTCGGGATCATGGGTGAGGAGTTGGCAGTTGGCAGTCGTCAGTTGGCAGCTACTTGGACGGCTCCTTCACCGTTTTGGCGTCGAAGGTGACGGTGGCGCGTTGGTTGATGAAATCGTAGCCGAGCGTGACGCAGCCGGTGGCGAGCAGGGCGAAGGCGGCCAAGAGGATGGCCGCCGCGATCCATTTGATTGCCATGGTGCGCATGTCGTCGGAGTTCAGAGTCGGGCGGTGCCGTCTTTGGCGACAATTAAGCCCCATCCGGCGAGTAGGCTTGCGCCGACCAGGCCGAGGTCGGGGATGGTGCCATTGGCCAAGAACTCGCGGCCGGCGGTCGAGAGTGAGGCGATGATTGTGAGAACCCCTAAGAGGCTCGTTTTCCAGTTACGCATGGTTTTGTTTCTCCTTATGATTTCCGGCGGTAGTCCCGGATGACTGAAAGTAGGGTGACGACGCCAATGGCCAGGCCGATGCCCAGGCCGGCGACGCGCAGGTAGACTTCGAGGGTCTGCATGAAGCTGACGGCGACGGTGCCGGTGGTGGCGACTGTGCCGAGCAGTCCCCTCTCCAATGTGCTAAGTGTGGAATGCTCGGCACTCATGGCTATTTGCGGTAGGCGATGACGCTGCCGGCGTGCAGCTTGATGCTGGTGAAGATGCCGTCGATGGTCGTGCCGGCCGGGATGGCGGTGGCGCTGCCACTGGTCAGGTTGGCGATGCCGGTGCTGTTGCCGGTGAGGACTTCGAATTTGGTGGCGTTGTCCAGGCTGTCGATGCTGACGAATTCGCCGGTCACTTGGGTCGTGTTGGCGATGAGGACGCTGCCGTTCTGGCGGTTGGTTGTTCTTACGTTAGGGTGCATGAAGAGTTGAGCGTTGAGGGTTGAGAGTTGAGGGTTTGGAAATACCTTCGTTAGCTTCGTTAGCTTTTGTTAATAATGTCCGATCCGGGCGGACCAGG